GTGCTTGGTTGTGCAAACAATCCAAAAGATATACAAACAGCAATACAAAACGCTACACCTGAACAAATGATGCAAATTAAACAAGCTGAGCAAGATTTTAAAGTTAAAATGAAAGAGCTTGAAGTTGATGTATTTAAACTAGAAACAGAAGATAAACAAAACGCAAGAGGCATGTTTAGTAAAGATTGGACAGCTAGAATTATAGGTATAGCTACTATTGGAGGTTTTTTAGGATACATATTCTTGGTAACGTTACAACCACCAGAACAAAACTCTGAGGCTTTAATAAATCTTGTGTTGGGATATTTAGGAGGATTAGCAAGTGCTATTATTTCGTTCTATTTTGGAGCGTCTCACTCAGGCGAAAAAGGAGAGTAACATGCAAATTTCAGAGGAAGGAAAGTCACTCATCAAAAAGTTTGAAGGTTGTGAATTAGAAGCTTACAAATGTGCCGCAGGAAAATGGACAATAGGTTTTGGCAGAATAAAAAATGTAAAAGAAGGTGATACTTGTTCACAAGAACAAGCAGACAAGTGGCTGGAGGAAGAGCTGCCTGTGTATGGAGCGTACGTAAGTGACGCAGTATTGGTACCGCTAGAGCAAAATGAATTTGATGCTTTAGTTGCTTGGACATATAACTTAGGTCCATCAAATCTTAATAACTCCACTATGTTAAAAGTTTTAAATGACAATAAAAAAGATGAAGTACCACATCAAATGCGTAAATGGAATAAAGCAAGAGTTAATGGAGAAAAAGTTGTCTTACCAGGACTCGAACGCAGAAGATTAGCAGAATCTTTACTGTTTGAAGGTAAAGAATGGCATGAGGTTTAGCGCATGCCCTTGCAAAAAACAGTTTTCAGACCAGGCATAAATAGAGAAGGTACCGCATACGATAATGAAGGCGGGTGGTTTGATTGTAATCTTGTAAGGTTTAGAAAGGGCAGGCCTGAAAAGTTTGGTGGTTGGGAAAAAGTTACAGATAATACCTATCAAGGAACCGCAAGAGCTTTACACGCTTGGATTGCTTTAGAAGGCACAAAGTATTTAGGAGTTGGCACACATCTAAAGTATTATGTGCAAGACGGTAGTGCATTTAACGATATTACTCCTATTAGATCAACAACGTCAGCGGGTGATGTTACATTTTCTGCAACAAACGGCAGTTCAGAAATAACTGTAGCCGATACAGCTCACGGGGCAGTAAAAAATGATTTTGTAACTTTTAGTGGCGCAGCTTCACTTGGCGGTAATGTTACGGCTGCTGTTTTAAATCAAGAATATCAAATAGATTCTATTGTAAATGCTAATAGCTATAAAATAACTGCAAAGGATAGTTCTGGTACAACAATAACAGCAAATGCATCTGACAGTGGAAATGGTGGTTCCTCAGTTGTTGGTGCATATCAAGTAAATGTAGGTCTAGATGTTTACGTCCCTGGTACTGGTTGGGGCTTAAACGGTTGGGGTGAAGGTGCATTTGGGCAAGCAGCAGCTCTATCCAGCACAAACCAACTAAGACTTTGGACGCACGATAATTTTGGCGAAGACCTAATAATTAATCAACGTAATGACGGTATTTTTAGATGGCTAGAGTCAGGCGGCACATCAACTAGAGCAGTAGAACTATCTCAAGTATCGGGAGCTAATCTTGTGCCAACTAAAGCTTTGCAAGTAATAACATCTGAGGTTGACAGACATTTAATAGTTTTAGGCGCAGATCCAATTAGCGGTACCTCAAGAACAGGGACGATTGACCCTATGTTAATAGCATTTAGTGACCAAGAAAACGCATTAGAATTTGAGCCAAAATCTACTAATACAGCTGGTTCTCTAAGATTATCGTCTGGTTCTTCAATTATTGGTGCGGTAAAAGCTAGACAAGAAGTTTTAGTTTGGACTGATACCGCTATGTACAGTATGCAGTTTGTTGGGCCACCTTTCACATTTGCTGTTAACTTGATCAACGAAGGAACTGGATTGGTAGCGCCAAAAGCAGCTGTAACTGCTCCATCAGCAGTATTTTTTATGAGTTACAATAATTTTTACTTCTATAACGGTTCTGTAAATACCTTACCTTGCTCAGTACACAATTATGTATTTAACGACATAAATCTTACACAATCTTTTAAAATACACGCTTTTACTATAAAAGATAAAAATGAAGTCGGATGGTTCTATTGTTCTGCTAATAGCGAAACTATAGATCGGTATGTTATATATAATTATTCTGAACAATTATGGTTTTATGGCCAACTTACTAGGACTGCTTGGTTAGATTCAGGAATTGAAAACTTTCCAAGAGCAGCTGCAAATAGCTATCTATATCAACAAGAATTAGGTTTTGATGATGATGGATCGCCTATGACTGGTGTATTTATAGAAAGCTCAGACTTTGATTTAGGTGATGGTGAACAGTTTGCTTTTGCCCGCAGAATAATACCGGATTTCAAATTTATTGAAAATCAAAACAATTGTTCTGTAAACGTAGTTGTGAAAACAAGAAATTTTCCAGGCGATAGTTTATCAACTAATTCTACAAGTGAGATTACAAGCAGCACACAACAATCATTTATACGTGCCAGAGCAAGACAAATGGCTTTACGGGTAGAATCAAATGATGATGCTACCGATAATGGTAACTTAGGAGTAGGTTGGCGTTTAGGTGCTACTAGAATAGACATAAAAGCAGACGGTAAAAGATGAGCAAACTGCTTCCAACGCAGTTACCGTTAGCACAATCAGAGGTAACTCCCGAAGTTTTTAACCGCCTAATAAGATTATTAGAGATAAATTTAGGTGCAGTAAACCTTGATAATACTCGTCAAGTAAGCGAAAATGAGTTAGAAACCTTGAATTTCAATCCAGGTAGTATAATCTGGAATACAACACTTGAGGTGTTGCAGGTCTATACTGGCTCAGAATGGGTTAATATAGGCGAACCTTTAGTCAACGAGGGACTAGAGGCAACAAGCGCACTAGGTAAGGTGACTGTTACAAATAACGGCGCTGTATCTATCAAACTTGCTAATTTTGGAAAATAAACATACTTTTTAAGTATTTACGCTAAAATAACAAATACTATGGAAGGAGATATGCAGGATAAATTAGCACAACCACAACTAGAGGACACACAAATAGTTCACGCCGCACCAGGCGAGATGGTAGTTCCACCAGTTATTAGCAATACTACACAACAGTTAATCAACAAAGATATGCAGGCTGTTGGTCTAAATCCACAAGAATATGTTGTAGGCAACGGCCAAATAAACCAATTAACTGGATTACAACAGTTTGGTTTTTTATCCAAAATATTTAAAAAAGTAAAAAATGTAGTAAAAAAAGTAGCACCTATCGCTATTCCAGCGTTAGGTATAGCAGGGTTTGCAGGTGCTGGACCCCTAGCGGGTTTTTTGGGTAAGGGAGCCGCAAAAGCAACAACAGGAAAAATATTTGGAGCTGGTGGTAAATTTAGAGCTGGGTTGAGTGGCTTTTTTAACCCTGCTAAAGACACGCTAGGCATATTTGGAGGAAAATTTGGACCAAATATCAGAAGAGGTATTGGTGGTTTGTTTAGACCAGGACAAGTGCCTGGAGAATTTGAGCCCGGAAACTTTCC